GTAAGGTCTAGTCTTGGAAACAGATAAAATCAATTTATCGTTAGGAAACAGCAAATAAGGAGATGCTTTACTCGTTTGTTGGTTTACAACAGAAGTCGCATAAAATTCGGGAGTTGGGCTTGCGGTGGAGGCAATCGTTTTTAATTCATTCAAGATGCTACTATTCTTGTATTTGTAAAAAACGTTTGGATAAGACTTTTGAGATAATCCTTGGGACGTCACGTATTCTTTACCAAATATAGACCTGCCAGAAGGTTCAAATCCGGTGCCCCCGCGGCCGAGATTGTTGACAGCTACGATGGTGCGTTCTCTAAACCCATTCCCTCCTGGATCTTGATTGAAGTTTTCAATGTTACCTCTACCTACCAACGACCACTCTGGAAAATTGAATATGTTTTCTAGAGACCCTGTCAGGTAATCAACGTAGCTGGTTTGGTTTGCATAAATTGTGTCCCTGACCATCACGCCATTCGATATGGCTGCTTCGCACTTTACTCGTACAGTGCCAGTGAAAAATTGATTTGACCCGCTTACGACAGTTGAAGGCGTGCCATAAGCGTTAAATCCTTGAGGAACTATCTGCCAAACGTCGCCACCAAGACTTCCTAGGTCAGGAGCACGAGAGTATACAATATTGGTGACGTCATCAAACTCATGAGTGATTGTTCCAGAAAGAATGAGATCTCTTCTAGTTCTCCCCCCACCAATGTTGACTTGATTGAACAATGCAATCGTAACTCCTGGGCCGCCTACGTCGAAAGGATAACTTCTAGCAAATGGACTCCATCCGCTATACGTGTTGGCGATTGGTAAAAAGCATTGAGTCTTATCATTAAACCATCCAGGTCCAGCTTCTATCGGTATTTCTATAACTGCTTTTTCTAACAAAAAAGGATGAGAAATAGGTACGGTAAAAAATTCATTATTGGTGGCAGAATATCTTGTATCATTTTGTACACTTTTACTGTAGGTTTTGTTAAGAGCAATCGTTTCATTCTCTTTAGTCCACCCTTGATTAAAGATATCATCAGTCCCATATTCAAAAAATCGACGAATCGCAGAGTTAGATCCTGAACAGATATTGAATCCGAATGCGTTAAATCCTCTATCAACCTCGACCAACCTGGATCGATAGACTTCTGAGTATGGACTGGCTATGTCATCTCCTCCACCAACAAAAGATGAAGTTGGATACTGCCAACGTTTAGTGGTGGGACTAAAGTAATAAATGCTGGAGGATGCTTCAAACATTCTTGTCTTATGATCAACTCTCATAGACATGCGAATCTGCGTCTTGGATTTTAATGGTTGAGAAAATCCAAGACCAACATCTTCGATTGAAGTGCCTACTGAGAAAAATGGATCCTGAGATGCTTTATTTTCGTTAGCAAACAGTAAAGATTCATTAAAGGGTGTAACGTATTCTTGAACTGAATTGCCTATTAGGTCTTGAACCAGAGATTTTGAAGTGGAAGCTGTGACAAGAAAATCTCCAGCAAACAAGTTTTGTCTATCAGAAATCCCTTCCTGCGAATTCCCATAAAAACGAGGAATCGTTGTAGGGTAATTTAACAGATTAGATCCGCTTAAATAGACAGTTTGTCTATTAACGGTTCTTTTGCGTACTCCATAGGTAATTGAAGTTCTATCGTCAAAAAAAGAAGAATTAGAATTATAGCCAGCACCGGTTCTAGAAACTACAGGTAAGTTTAATCTATTATCTCTATCTCTCAATGTTTGTCTAGGTAAAATCTTCCTTCGATTTAATGGAGGTTGGAATATAACAGTTGCCCCTAAACGATTTTGTCCTGGCCAATGGATGCTGGGATCTAAATTAACAGTGTAATTAACTGAGTCACTTTCTATTGCATCAGTATCAGTGTACGCCGCATTATATGTAGCGCCCCCATAAACGTATTCAGGTCTATCATAGGGTCTATACCCAAACAAAGGAGAAAAATCTCTAAAAGGTCCGTGTTTAATATCCTGATCGTTATTTAAAAAAATGCCGCAAGTTGCAGCTTGCTTACCATCATTGGGTGATGTAAACCAATTAGATCTAGGGGCATATCTAAATTCAATTCGACCATTTTCGTAAATCACGCTCTCAAAAGTTAAAATGTGAGTAGATTGAGAATGTATCGAGTTCCAACGGATTATCAAACGCTTCCCTAACCTCGAATTTTTATCCAAATAGTATTGGACTCCATTTTCGGAAGGGTGATAGTTCGGTAATAAAGGAGCGATACCTTTTTCCATCCTATCACGAGTCGCCAAAGACAAGATGTAGTTTAAATTACCTTTTTTATTGACAAGATCGTCAAACCACGGAGCTAATAAAACGTGGTTTTTTGTAAATGTATCTTTAATTTTGGAGTTATTACGCGTAGCAGCTCCTGATTCAAGAATGTCTGTCAACGTAAATGTCGAAAAATCTGGATCTATTAAAGCTATCCATCCGTCTGTCGAAACGACATACTTTGTATAGTTTTTATTTTCAAACTTAAAAATAAATCCGATGTCTAGAACAGCAGAAACTGCATCATCGGTGTCAGGTTGTCCCACACTACCAGGTATCGGAGAAAATAGAGTCTTATCTACTCTAGATAAACCAGAATTTTTACCGACCTCCCAGGTTAGAATGTAGTCAGCAAATAAACGCGGAGGAGGAGTACGAGAAGATCGGGACGTAGGCATTAATAAGCAAGGCCTCCAAATGCTAAAGAATCAGTTCCTTTCATGGTTGCATCATCGTACATCCACCCGCAAGGAGCTGATACATAAAGATCAGGCACATAATTTTCAGTCGAACCTTGCAAACGCATAACGGCTGATTTCATAATTCCTTCTAAGTTGTTTGATAATTCTACCTTAAATTTTTGATCGTTAAAAGGTGTAATAAAAGATTTATCATCATTAAAAAATCCCATAGTTGGAATTTTCTTTACTTCTCCAACCATATCAATCATATCAAGCCAAGGAACAATTCTATGAGAAGGATTTCTTTCATAGATGTTGATAACCTTGCTGTGAGACCTCGTTATGTCACCATTTCCGTCTTCAATATTTGCTTTTATATCATGAGCTTCAAACGGAACGTCAATGCTGAAGAAAGAAACCAAAGCTCGGATGGTCAATGGCTCGATGACGCCGTTAAAATTGTAATTTTCTGTTTCTGAGTTATCTCCTGTTATAATGGGATAGGTGTAGACCCTGTCAGAATTTAAGTAAGTTACCGCGTTGAAGTATTCGATGTCATAGTAGTAGTTTTCTTTTCTAAAATTTCTATCAGTTCCAAAGTGGTTCTTCCTTAGAACGTGTCCAGGTTCACCTGCATGTATCTTACAGACTCCTCTATCAATGCCTACGTAAAATTGTTTATAGCTGGTTAGCTCTACGCCTTGTCTATAAGGATCAATTTGCGAAGTGTCAATCACGGAACCCGTGATGAAATATTGGTTTGAATTTGAATTTTTTAGCTTAGAATCTAGATCTACGTTTGTATTGTCTTCAAAGTACTCGTTTTTATTTTCTGGCAAAAAACCGTAGAAAAATGCTGTGTCTTTTTTCGGCGTTAAAAGTTGAAAAGCTCTACTAAGTTCATCGCTCATATCAGGTAGTACCTTTTACGTAGAAAATTTATCGACAATGTTATTTCTGTTAGGAGTTCCTAAGTATATATCGGTGCTATAATATTCGTGCTTGGCTCTTTCTAACATGTGAGATTCTACGATAAAGTTTGTTCCTTTGTATGCCGTCTTTCTAGGTAACAACTGTTCGATGAATGTGCTAACAGTGCTGTCAAACCAGCTATAAAACTCAAAGAATGCTTTGAAGTCTAATTTCTTTTTTAAACGATTGAAATAATTCACCCTCAATCTTTCTAGATCAGGATAGTCGGGAGAGTAGACGAGCTCAGGAGACCCTATGTAATTTTCTAAAGACTCAAAGGTAGAGAACATATTTGCAATGTCTCTGTTGATCGAGTCAACAAGCGAAAAATCTATAGAAAACCTAACATCGTCTGTGGGGCTTTCTGATCTTGGTATTTCGTGAACAGGAGCAAAAGATGCCCAGGGATACTGTTGAATTAAACTTTCATCATTGTACCCTCTAACCCTTATCTTATCGCTGGATATAGCTTCATCGAAGTAGGGAGAAAGATAAGAGTACCTGAAGAACTCAGGAGTCACGCTGCTTTCATTTGTTGGGAATCCTGAACCAAAAAGATGCATTTCATTTTCGCTAAAATCCAAAAATGTTATTTGACCAGAATTTGATGCAATCTTCTCGGTCTGTTTGGTGAACGAATCTAACCTAAGCTTCTCAAAAGAACCAGAGATGTATTTTTGGTAGTTGTAGTTTTTCTTAGGATCTTCGACACCTAATGATTGATAATTCCGTATGTGTTCAATCCATTCATTTTCTGAAAATTGTTTAGACCAAAATCTGGCCTTAGCAAGCCTACCATTAAAGTCTGTCACTCTGGCAGCTGCAGGTGAATAGTTAGAATTATTCAAGTACAGGTAGGCCGAAGTTGTTCCAACAGGCACCACCTGGTTTGAACCGAACGCCAAAAAAGTTCCTGAAGCATTTGTTTGAGAGTTCAACTGTCGGAAAGCGTTTTCATTAGGCATTCCAGAAGATAACTCATAAAAGTAAGAAGATGTCGTCTCGTAATATCTCAACTCCCCATCCGATTGAGAACCCACACGAAGATAGTACGAAGAAGAGGCGACAGAACCGAAGTTGTCATTGCGATTACATCCAAAGGAAATGTTCCAAATGTCTCCACCAAAGATGGCTTCTTTTGGTAATTGCAATCCCATGGAAAGCAACGGGGAGGCGGCGGCATTACCTGGACGTAGGTACAACTCTACTTTTGGTTGATTTTCATCATAAAATGCGACCAGGTTTGCTAGCAGACCAGGGTTTGCTATGTTCGAACCCGTCACACACATTCTAACAATAGATTGAGTTAAGTTCTGCAGGGGAACAGACTTCAAGTTGTACTTGACAATTGACTCATAAGACCATGAACCTGAGGTGAATAAACCGTCATCAGGATCATTTGATATAGATAAACCATACTGATCTTTGCTTGTAAACGTACCTGCTGGGTGCGGATAACCTGGTTCATATCTGGAGGCAGATAGATACGTGGAGAACACGTAAGACGATGTTGCGAAATTTATCATCGCATTTAAGTCTGTCTTTTGTTCTCTAGACTTTATGAGGTGTTTGTACGTCGGCCCGCCATATTCCCTAAAACGCATGCTGCTATCAGGATCTATTCCAACAGCTCTTAAAAAGCTCTTAATAGAATGTTGAGTACCTTTTGATCGAATAACGGAAGGAACGTTTATCAAAATTCGTCTCAATAACTCATGTTGTACAGATCGTAACGATAACTGTTCATTGCTTTTTTGAGCTGCGTCTATATTCTCACCATCGACGTACTGCTCGATTGTAGAGTTGTTCAATAATGGAGGCAGAAACAATCCGTAACTCTTCGCTATGTCAAATAAGAAATTGTTAGGAATACTTTCGTTGGTGTCATATTCAACATTTTTTAAGTTAGAAAATGCGTCAATGAACAACCTGATTTCATCAAAAAATTTGGCCCATATGTAAAGCAAAGAAAGCATTAACTGAACGTTGTTAAGCTTGCCCTGTCCTGGTATCCCCGTTCCGCCATACGGAGATCCATTGTTCTGGTTTACGGTCTCTAACCCTTCTTGCGCGGCACCTTCCAGCAAATAATGCCGAGGTATGAGTTTGGTTATTAGGTTAGGATTAACTTCGTCATACTCTTTTGCCGCTGCCAACAGATTAGCATTTAGAGATAAAACGTCTTCATTAGCAGGAAACAGAATCGGAGACAGCAGATTTTTCTCGTAAATCATCTTGCTATTCGTGTCCGTCTCTGCATCTTTTCTTAATTCATCTGAAAAGTTTGAAATATATGCATGCAGAGAGTTTCCAGAGCTATCCAAGACAATTGAATTGACAACGTCGTTAGCAAACGGAGAAAGAGGTGGAGGAGGCTCGTTAAATCTGTAATAAAGCTTTAAGCTAGGGGTTGAATATATCGATTTTTTAGCAAAAGAAGTTTGCTGAGAAGGTGAACGAACCTCATGAAAAACCCTAAATTCGTCCAACACACCAGACAATGTTTGTTGCGGCGTCACTATGGTGGTGGAGATGTTGTATTGAGAGCCTGACCCTATGATAAAATCTGAATAATCTATTTTCAAATCGCTGAACTCAATATTTTGTGAAGACTCAGCCACTAGACTCTCATTCACGTAAAACTGTAAAATTGGTAGATTTTTTTCTCGATTGTAAATCAAACAAATATGATTAAAATTTCCTTTCTCTAGATTCGCGGCGACAGTCATCGCGGAAGTTCCAGCAAAGATCTCAAATTGAGATTCTGCCTGGGTGGTTGACATCGTCGGCTTTAATCTAAAAGAAAATCCATGATTATCTACATCATTTATCTTTTGAAACACAACCTGCGTTCCATCAGTCGAGATGTTAGGGATGTATAGATGAAATTCTATACTCATCGATTTCTTGTTTTTTGGATTCAACACAGCTGAATTAGTCGTCACCTTTGGACTCAATTCAGGAAACAAGGCACCAGGCATGTCTTTAACGATTATGTAAGTGCCTTTATTAGGAGTTGTTTCTGAGAGTTGTGTACCTGAAAAGAGCAATTCTCCTTTGTATTTAGGGAATTGATCAAATACCCACTTTTCGTATCCAGTTAATTTAGTAAAAAAACTCTCTATTTCTTCTTTAGTACCGTCGAATGGATAGTTGTTTATGATCTGTTCAAAAGCCAAGTTAACCTTGGCTTCTGCAGACATAAAAAATGTATGATTCTCAAATTTGGTCCAATCTACGTTCAGCTGTTGCGTTGATTTGAGCGCTGTTCCTTCAGAGGTATAGGCAAAAGAATCATCATTTTCGACATCTGATTCAGGTAAATCCTCAAACCTCAGAACGTATAAACGATTATCACCAGCAGAAGCTGCCTTGATAAAAGAAGGAATGTATTGGTTGACGTTATAGTTTGCCATATACTCACATTAAAGCAGAATCGCTAACATTGAACACGTTGACTGTCTTATAGACATTTTTGTTACCGGCCAAAGAGATCATTACGTCTAAGGCATAACTTCTATCCTTATACAGATTCGTCATGTCAATCTTAAAATACATTCCTGAATCATCGCTTGATACTCTCGTTGAGTTATATGTCTCATCGAAGGGTATCAAAATTTCATTTGATGAATAATCTCTAATTTGATAATAACATTTCTTTATCACGATTCCTGGTAATTCCATTGGTCTTTTTACCAATTTTATGTACGGTGAGGAATGGTTGAATATGTTCAACCTAACAAAGACTTCCTCATCAGATCTATGAGAAGTCTTTAGACCAGAAGTAGAGATTACATAGTTAGAAAAATCTATCGCTTTTGTGGATGTCTGAGGAGGATAAGCGTAGATCGAAGTACCTGTCAAATACGTGACTGTTCCATCCAAAGAACTCCAGATTGGTGTAAATTTGACGGATCCTGATTTTAACAACTCTGTCTTTAGGACGGCATCTGTCTGCGGCAAAAACACAGAAGCTGAATATATTCCAGTAAACGAGTTAAGACCATTAGAATATTGAGAACCAGTAAAATAAATGTTGTATGATCCGCTACCATCAGAGCGTTGAGTTGATAACTTCAAAGTCAAACAATTAGATCCTGTGATCGCTGAAAGGGCTGAACCGCTCAGTATATTTGATAGATCTCCATAAGAATAATTTCTTAAGAAAACATTTGCAGGCGTATCAAAACGCAAAAGTTGAGTATCATCCTGTAGAGAATCATCGTACTTGACGATCAATCTAGGACGTTTTGAAGTATTATATGCTGACCTAGAGGCAAATCTCTTAACGAAGTAAGAGTATTTGTCATTCTCTATTTGCTGGGAGAATGATATTCTCATGCCGCTATCAGGTATCGTTCCTGCTAGGGTTGCAGACACTATCTTTGTGACATCAACATTTAAGTCTTCTTCTCCAATCGTAAAGTGTTGCGTAGAATTAAAGCTGATTCCATTTGAAGAAGTAATATAGTCGCAAAGTTCATCAGACCCGCCACCTTTCGCACAACCGGTGATAAACCATGCGCCGTCAGAGTAAGAAGAACTTAAAAAGTTGCAAACATCAAAGTCAGAATAATAAACTACATCTCTTCCATTCCCTTCAGAGAATGATCTGGACAAAGGGAAAACTTTTACATCAAAATCTTGAGGTGTTGTTTGACCACCATAGACATCAAACATTTTCAGGTAACAATTGAAGCTGCTGTCATTGACGTTTAGCTTGCCATCATTTACCAACGTTTGAACTGGTGATAGATCAAAATGAACTAGCAATCTAGTTAACTCTGTGTTAGGTATGTTGCCTGAAGCATACGTTGCTCCATAGAGTTTAAATAGATCCAGAGTACCTGCTTGTCCCACGTTGGAATTGACCATCAAAGTACCAGAGCCAACGGTACCTATTACTCTGTTGGTTATGTAAGAATCTTTGTCTGCAGATAGTATCTTATACATCAGACTGCCCTTCCAACTATATCAACCTCAGGATATTTTATCTCAAATATTCCGCCAGGAGGAGGGTAGATCATTCCTCTTCGCGTGTTATCTTTTACGTTAAATGTTACGTTACTATAGGTACGGTTATTTACTACATCATTTATGCCATAGAATGTAGCATTAATGACCGAAACGACCCCAGGCGTTCTAGATATTACATTAGTGATTTCAGAAATAATGATCGGCTGATCTATCGAAAAATTTGTAGTCCTTAGCAGATTTTTAACTTCTATTAATGCATTTTGTAACACAATTTGTTTATTCAATGATGGGTCTACAAGAACATCAAACGCAAAAGTAAGATTCACTATGTAAGCATCTAAAATGTCGATGGCGTCATTCACTAATCTATAAGGATTCAAATACTTTCTGAGATTTTCTTTCAACGTATCAGATGCGTACATCAACTTGGAGTTTGAATTTCTGCAAACTATAAAGAGTTGAGAAGCCATCGGGTTGTTTTCGTTAGATCTAATCGCGGCCCTGAAAACCTTACCAAAGTTTGTCGGTATTGAATAAACTCTAGCCAACAAGTCTTCTTTCGTCACGATTCTATCCTGTGAATTTTTTGAAGAAGGTATTAAGTTCTTCAAGAGATCAGTAGACGGAGCATCTTCTCCTCCTGACGAAGGGGCTTCATTGGTTACCAACAAGCTATTTCTTACGGTAGAGATTATCTCTAAAGGAGGATTCTTGGGAAAATCTATCAAAAGAGTAGAAATATAGTTTAAAGATTTTGCAGAAACGTTGTGAGATAAGCCGCCGCCGTAACGATAAGTGACAGTTAAAACAGAATTAGGCGCATAAACACCCAACGTTCTAGTCTTCAATAGTTGTAAAGGATTTAGCGTAGATCTGGTAAAGATTTTTGAGTATGGAAAAGAAACAGCAAAATCAGATGGGTCTGGTACCACATCATCGTCTATGCTTGTATCTTCTCCGCCGCCTAATATAAGAGTTGTAGCTCTATTAGATAGATCTACTTTCGTCACAAACCTGTAAGGAGCAGGTATAACTTTTAAAGCGTCTGAAATTTCTTCAGAATCCTTTGCTAGATTTATTACGTTCTTATAGACGACATCATCTGTCAAATAATTGACTTGATAATAAGTGTTACCTTTGTTATCGACCACAGATAAGACATCGGTCACGTTATTATTTGAAAGCGTAATTGTAGGAAAAGGTGTAAAAACCCCCAAAGGAAAAGTTTCAGTAGCTTGCTTACCAGAAATGCAAACTCCTGAAAGAGACATAGAAAATGTCAATGGATTTCCGTCAAGACCGACTCTGGCAATTTTTATGTTAGCCGCGTATGTTCCATCTGACTTTTTTCTGCTGTAATCTAAATCTTGCAAGAGAGTAAAATCTATCCCGGAAAAAGAAGTAAACTGCGTATTCTGCCTTACCACGGGCATTGCGCTGACCACAGGCTCATAAGAGTTAGTAGAAGTATTTAAGGTAGCTGGTACTTCCAAGGATAACGTGGCTTCGACAACAGCGGGAGAAGCTCCAGTGATAACGACGCCTGAATTTCTAATGATTTTTTCTATATTTCTAGTTTCTACGGCCGTATTTGGATCTAGTTCGTTATATTGGTGATCCAAATAAAAAGTCATCACATCGCCTGCGTAAGCCGCAAGGTCTAGAAGTAATCCACCGACTGAAGCTTCAGAAAAATCTTGAATTTTATCGGGATAATACAGCCGAGCGTATTCAAGCAATTGAGCTCTTAAAGAATCAAAGTCTTTAGCGAGATAGTTTCTAATTCTAAACTGTTTTAAGTTGTTATCTGAAGCCATATAAACTTAACTCTTATTATATTACGAACAAAGATATCTGAAGAGCTCGATTCTCAATAAATAGTTGAGGAACGCTGTAGGTGATAGTAATTTTTATAATTCCTGTCTTGTTATCGCTGGCATCATCTATTTGAGAGGAAAAGTTTTTTAAATTAACAAATGGCATCCAGGTTCCCACTGCTTGCTTAATTCTTTGAATAGCTAGTTCATCGAAAGTGTCAACGTTGGATATCTCTGTCGTCAGCTCTCTTAAATTTGCGCCAAAGTAGTAAAATCCCAAACGTTCACCCCAGTTAGTCAACAATAAATTTCGCAAATTATCGTGAACTTGATCGACGAGGCTGTAATGCATCGCAAATACATCTTTTTCGCCCAACTGAAGAGGCGTTTTTATGCCAACGGGAATGATGACAGTAGGCGGTTGGACGTCGGTAGTTTTAAACGAAGTATTTCTACCAGAACTTTTGAAGCTAAAAGATGCCACTCGATTAAATATCGAAAGCAAAAAAAGACGGTCCGCCTTTTTATTTTTACTTTTTGGGGCGGCGGGGCCAAGAAGGGAATAATTCAGGTATTAATAAACCTAACCTAACTTTATCTTTCAACCCACCAACAAATTTCTTCATTATCGGATGCTTATCTTGCATTGCTAAAGCTAAACGACACTGATCTTTCGCTTCAGGGTTTTCTTTTTCAATTAATTCTATCGACAAAAAATTCTTTGTTTTTATAATCATTTCCACTCGTCTAAAAGGACCATCTCCTCCAATTTTATTTGTCCCCACCTTTCTTATGTAAAATCCATCTGTTTCCTTATTTCCTCCGGTTTTAATATATCCTTCGCTGAAATTTCCGCGATCTATTCTTGTCGGCCGAGGGACGGTAAGTCTTTCAGTTTCATCACTAGAAACAAGACCGTCAGGAGCTATCACCCGAACCGATCCATCATCTAAAAAAAATGCTTTTTTTGCGTATCCTTTTAATTTATTTTTTTGTCCTTCATCATTTTTCTTGCTTTTTACAAAATCATCTCTCAATTTTACCCACTCATCATACGCGGCTTGTGGCAAAAGATTATTGGCATTTTTATTTACAGGTCCTTTATTCAAATCATCTTCTAATCCACCTTCAACGACCAGTATAGATTTTGGTAAAGTATAATTCCCGTCTTTAATATCTTGTTGTCTCTTAAATTCGATCCCGTCATTCACATCTCCGTAAACGACTGCTATGTGAGTATCATCAAATGTCCTTTTTGCAGACGCCGGAGATTTCATTATTAAAATATCCCCGATTTCAAGAGCAGGAAACTTTCCTGAAGACTCTGCAATTCCTTGCAGCATATACAAAGAAATACAAGCTAATTCTTCTTGCTTCTTAACACTATTTTGTAATATTGGGTTTTCATATACAGGCGTTAAATCTGCTTTTAGAGACCACCCGTCTGTGAGTACTGTTATGTCAGTTTTGTCAAGGACACTGTTGGAGTATGTAAACAATGGATCGTTTGTCACAAAAGTAGAATCGTTTTGTTTTATTAACCAATTGTAATTTTTTAACGTAGCCAACCCTCTGAGACCAGCTATTGCAGTTGAAGGTGGATATTGAGATATCATAAATTCATTTTTTGACCCTGCTGAATAAAGACAAGATCTTGCAAACAGAGCACAAGATGAATCTGTTTGTCCTGAAAGCAAAACATATTTATAGAATCCGTAGCTATCTTCTACGCCGTATTTATTTGCTTCGCCTAATTCTTGTGGGCCGCCGCTGACGTTGGTTCCAGAAATAATATTGGAAGAAAAAGCTTCTACTAGATCTTCTTGATATTGATATTTGGTTCCCTTTTCTGGTAATCTAGCTGGTATTACAGGCTTTCCATAAACCGACACGTTGTTACTCGCAAGGGTCGAATTTACGTATTCGATGTAATAAAGAGTTTGAACGTAGTTTTCTCGATCTCCTCCGTAAGACAAACCAGCGCACTGATCAGCTTTTGATTTTATTCTATCTTGCCAAGAAGGAGCCTCGGCCTGAGTTGGAGGAGGAGCAGGAGGAGCAGGTACGTTCGTAGCTTTCTCAGAAACAGCGGAAGATACGCTACCTTTTCCAGAACCTATCGTCGAAGCCAGTGCAGCAACAAATAAACAAGAAGAAAGTTTTTTTGACAAAACTCTGTTATAGATCTTTTTTAATTTTTCATTTTCTTTTTCTTCACCAAATATCCCTGACTCAGAAACATTTTTGCAAATATCAGAAAATAATGAAGGTAAATCAGTCAATTTCAAAACTAATTTTGGAATATCCGCGATTATGCCGCCCAATAACTTAGGTATGGTTGTAACTATTGCGGCGTCGACGGACAAGAGTTCTCCTAAAGCTAACTCAACTGGAGGAGTAGGAACTTGTGGTATTGCTAGGTCAATAGGTTGAGGTATGTCAGGAAACTCTGGAGGAGTTATTTCTGGCAGCGGGGGAGGAGTCACTCCCGGAATAGGAGGGGGAAGAGCTGCAGGAAGAGGAAACAAGGCTGGTGGTTGTGGTATTGAAATAAAATCTGGTAATTTTGCGGCGAGGGCAGGCGGGAATAGATAGTCTGGTATTCCTGCGTCAAAAAGATCTAAACTAAGTTTTGGAATTAAAAGACCTGAAAAGTACGGTATAAATCCATCCGGGAATGATGGTGCAGGAAGGTCAACTCCTAACTTGCCAGCCAATGCAAGAGGATCAGCGATTAGAGGTAACAAGCTGTGTGTGGATTCTACATCTAAAGCAGCTGCAAATTTTTCATACTTATTTTTTAATATATCTCTATGGAATGAACCGTAGATTGTTTCGTCTTCTAGTTTAATATTTTCAAAAGTAGCTCCAGGTGTCGGAGGTATTTCATCTCCACATCCAAAAAGAGAAGGAGTAGGAGTATTCGCTGATCCGTAAATTATTATCTCTTTTACCTCCTTGATAAAGTTGTCTTTTGCATTTTGAGACAGCGTTTTATCAGGATTTAAAATTCCTGCGTCTACTAAACAACCCATAGTTTATTTCACTAAAACCTTATTTGCAAAAGTTCCATTGGCTGGATGTATTGCAGGGGTATTTCCTTGCGGGCTTGCAGCCAAAGACCCGCCTGACCGACCGCCAGCATCATTACCGATTGGTTGACCTTCTACGCCACCATTAACAGCTGAAACAGGAGTAGCTGTGCATAAAATACCTTTATCTGCATCATCTCCTCCTAACTTTATATACCCCATTTCTGAAGGAGTAAAAACTATGTTTCCATCTGACTTAATAGTGATTGATGCCCAATTTTTAGCGTCAGTTAATGACTCTTTTATATTTTTGCCGACTGGATCTGTGGCTGGTTGGAATCCTTGGACCAACAGCTGCACATCTGATCTAGCTATTATACGAACTTTATCTGTTTTAATCACGACGGCGGCATCGCCGTCGGCTGAATCTGAAATTTTATTTTTTTCCTGATTATAAGTTGCTATAGAGAACTTAGAATCAGGCAACGTTCTTTGAGATAATAAAATTCTGCTTCTATCAGAATTAAAATCAGGATCTCCTTCTTTAGCTTGAACGTTTAAAGCAAACTTATCTAATTCATCAAATTTTAAATCATTTTTAATGATTTTTCCCATCGTCTGTTGGGTAGAACCTCTACCAACAACCATGTCAATGGTTCCTGCACTATCCTTGAATCCATCTAAAACCTCAGCTGAAGAAACTTTAGCGTCTTCCGAAAAAGATCTTTCATTACCCAACACGATTAAAGAGTTGTTACTTCCTTCCAACGCAAGATCTCCAGGACGTTTTTTAAATCTAGGAACTGGTTCTTTAACCGTGGCTTTCGTTCCATTGGAAGAAAATAAAATATCTTCGTACACGTTATCAGGATTTTGATTTTCTTTATTCTTTACAAAGAAAAAATCTAAGCGAGAACCTCTATTTTGAGTTTCTCTATCAACAATCTCAATGAAGTGTCCATTCTTAAAATGATAACGAGGAACGGTGTTCAAGTCTACTTGAGCGTTGAATGAAGAATCATCGTTACGTGGGAAATGAGAATGATTTACGTCATCTATGTGATCAAACCCAACAACTCTACTAACCCAATATCCCAACCCTTGCTGATTCATTACGTCTTCATATATGACCCAGACATGTTCTCCAGGTTTACAAGGCATTGCAAGATGTGATGAGAAAAAAGGTAATAAAATTCTAGACTTTGCGGCTCGAGTATCGTTTCCACGGTTAACGTCTCTTATTTCCTTAGCAATGATAGTATTCCTAGGCAATATTTTACCTTTGGCATATAGAATGTTATCAATGTAACCTATACGTCGATTTATATCAGATAACTCATCATCATTCAAAAGCTTAGGAGAAAAAATAACTTCTTCAACAACGTACCTGAGAAAAATTGGATTTAAATTGACTATATTGGATGTGATCGAGTTGAACGCAGACCTAAGCATTCCATTTTCTTTATAAACGCCTTGGGCTACTTCTTCTGCAAGCTTCCAATTCATTTCAATTATCTCTTATCTTGTCAAAGACATCATCTGGATCTATTGCTTCCGACGCTGCTTCTGCTTTTGCGACGAGCTCTGCAAGTTTAATCAACTGCTCATTGGCTTTACTCATTCTCTCTATGTAAGACGACAGTGATCTTCCATGAACAGCATGTTCAGTGCTCTTATCTTGAACTATCATCACCAACTTCACGAACATTATGTAAGCATTTTGCCTATCACAAATTGCGTTTTCGTAGATTTCTTTCCACAACTGCTTCTTCTTGTCATTTACAGTTTCTATTTGATTTAGAAGAACGCTAAAATCTTTTACTTTCTCCTGTATCGAACGATCACTTATCTCTATAGGCTCAGACATGTCAGGTTCATTCATAAGTTACCCTTAAAAATTATTCGAATACGTCGAAAAGCAATCCAGGTCTTAATTTATTGTAATGTTTTTTTATTGACTGAATTGACGTCGTCAACTGTTTAGGGGTCAAACCTGATAACTCTCTTATGTAAAGAAGAATTGCGCTCTTGTTGAGAATGTCTATATCATTGATGTTTTCAAAGATTGTGATGACTGAATTGATGCATGCAAGTTCGTTCTCTACCTTGACTTTAGATCTAATGTCATAAAGAACCTTTAAAATTTTTGCTGAATGAGCGACTTTGTCTAGCTCTACATCTTGAGCAGGAATTGTGTTGTATTCTTCTATCGTCTGTAGCTCAGCCATGGTTAATGAAGCCACGTCGTTTAAACTAACGTTCTTTTTTGTTTTTTGAACTTTTTGTTTCGTCTTAATTATCAACCAGTTTTTTGCGACGACATTAAAATAAGAAAATGCGTTTGTTCCCATCGACTTATTGAACTTGTGTATTGTCTCAAACAAGAAATTGACGCAGTCGCTCTTTAAGTCATCATACGAATCATACATGCTGCTAAACTTATGAATGTTGATCAGATTTTCAACCAACTTTTCAAAGGCAGGCGAGATCTCTTCTACGTATAACTTTTCTCTTTCACGTTTTTCAGTAGCCTGTTGAAACTTACAGATTGCTTCCTGCGTTTTAGGGGTGAAATAGAACTTTGGATTAACTGTGAGAGTATCTCCAGCTTCTGTGGAGGGCTGCGGCTTTTTATTTTTTTCAAGATCTTTACGATCTTTTTTATTTCTTGTATTTTGCACGTTTTCTCTTTACTGATTTGAATCTTCATTAATTGTGATTTTATTTGCGACGAGGAGCAAAGAATCTTTAGCATTTTTTGCACTTTGTACTAACTCTACTACAATAGGATCATCTAACAAAACTGGCGTTTCAAGAAGGTTAGTCATTCTGTTATAAGAGGAGTCTATCACGTCTAATGACTCCTCTACTTGTTCAACAATCGTATCAAATTTTTCTAGCAAACTTAGGTGTTTTCTTATCAACCAACCTAAAGAAAAAAATGCCAAAATATTAGTAAAAATTAATCCATAGATCATTGCAAGTATGAACCTAATAGTTGACTATACATCTTTGAAATTTCATTAAAAGAATACTTCTCTTGGATGTGCAACGAACCTTCAACTGCCCACTTCTTAGGAACTGAAGATGATGACTTAAACTTCAAAATTTTCTTTTTAAAATCTTGCTCGATAGGTTCTGCCCACTTAGCTGTTGGCATAAAGATCTTACCATCGATTCTAGAAGGATGTACTTGCGTAAGATTATAATCCACAGAAACAAACTTTATGTCTTTCAAAAATTCAGTGTGACCAGACCAGCCTGTGACTATGGTTGGTAATCCTGATGCAGCAGCTTCAAGTATAGGCAATCCATATCCTTCTCCTCTTGTCAAGGAGACCAATGCTTTAATTTTTGGACTTCTGTACAACCCTGCCACATCAAGATCGCTCATCTCTCCATGAACTAAATGTACTTTAGGATATGGACCTTTCCGAACTTCACTAAGAACAGTGCTGATAACTTTTGACACCAAGTTTCTATCAATCCTGGTATTTCTTCCTGAATTAGTTTTCAGGACTATTCCCACATCAGGATCATCTTTAAAAGCTTCGCAGATCCATTTTATAGTAAAAAGAAGATTTTTTCTATCATTATAAGGATTATTACCTGTTAACTGACCAAACAATAAAAAATTAAAGTCAGTTGTTATTTCTGGTAGTTCTAAAACATTTTCTCTTCTTATCTCTTCTGCATATGATTCAGGTATCACAAAACTTTTTGTAGTTAGCTCTCCTGCATTTGTGATGCTCTTTTTGGCATGTTCAGATGGAAACACCACAACACTCATGTTGTTACAAGCAGAAACCCATTCTGGATTTGATCTATCTGTCTCTACAGCAGCTGTGATACCTACATTTTCTGTGGCTAGCTTTGAATCCCATTCATTAGGCAACTGTATTTGAAATGAGACATCTGCCTTATATTCAGGACCTACTGTATTATTCATTATTTTGGCTACCAATCCATCATTGGAATTTTTGTCTAAAATCCAAGGCGTATCTCCCCATGGCGTAGCCATAAACTTTACCTCAATTTGAGGTTGATCCAGCAACCATTTTGCGACTTGCCTGCTATGTACCCCATAGCCTGACTGCGTCAGTACTGGTCCTTTAACAACAACTTTTTTCATAAAGACTTGACCTCCCATCGCTGCGGTCGATTTTCCCAATCAGAAATTAATTTGGATAAAGAATTATCCCAAGAAGAAACAATCTCTTTCAAATCATAATCTTTATGAGCATGTTCTAAAGCACGTTTTCCAACCTGCTTTCTTTTCTCAGGACCCCATTCATACATCTCCATGAATGCATTAGATAACTTTTCATGAGATATCAAGTCTTCATAGATGTAAGGCACCATTTGATTTCCAACAAGAGACTTAACATCAGGCTCTAAAGCAATCCCATATTGTTCTCCAGTCTCTATATCTTCCACTTGACGACTCAACCCGCCCGTCTTTATTGCAATAATAGGTTTACCACACATCATTGCCTCCAACGTAGGAAGACCGAACCCTTCATTAGAACTACGATTCACTACCGTGTCACAAGCTGCATAGATTTCTCTCATTTCATTAAAATCAACCCTGTTCTTTGAAAACTTGACGTTATCAGTTATTCCTAACATCTCTACTACATGATAAAGGTTGGGTCCTTCATGATCAAGCGGGTCGGTATGCATTAACAATGTTGCTTTCTTATGACCATGCTTTGCTTGCAACGCATCTAAAAATTGTTTCCATGAAACTAAAATATCGCTTGGCATCTTGCGGCGGGCGTTCCTAGAAACGTACATGGGAACAAAGTGATCGACTCTATCATTTCCTAGAACTTTTTTCTTAAACTTGATAGAATCTTCATCAGAAACTGGATAATACAATTCTTTTGGTACACCATGTGGAATGTAATTGGTTTTTTCCGGAAATCTCTCTTTAACCATCTGATATGTCGGCCAATTGATGCAGTTAACGAGATCAGTCGATTCGTAAAGAACCCTATTGAATTCTGGCCATGGTCCGTTATCCCACAGATGGTTGTATGCTATCGGGCATATCTGATGAATTTCATCTTCCATTTCCCATGCCCAAATAAAAAATCTAGGATCTGTAAACAACATTAGAACATCCGGTCGTTCTGTAGCAAGAACTTGTCGAAGCATGTTTCTATCGCCAAAGCCGTTAGTCGGCTTTATGATAAAATCTTCATTTACGACTACAGTTCTGTAGTCTTCATGTCTTACTGCACCACCAAAGCACTTGAACTTATATTTGCCAGTAGCAATTAATCCATGAATTAACCAGCGGGCCTGGGTTCCTACTCCAGAAGTGGATAAAGGGTGGTCCGAAAGCAATAAAATCGTTTTTTTCTGCATCAACGATATATTACTAACTTTCTAAAAGTTGTAATAAATTTTATAGCACAACTCAAAAATTATTTGCAGTGATCAGTACCTTTATACTCACAGTAAGTGCAAGCATCTCTATTCTTGATAGCAATACCTCGTTTTACAGAAGTCAACATGTTACCAACAACTTTAAGAGATTTTTTTATAGGAACCTCACCTAGAGAAACTGAAAACAACTCGCAATGTTCGCCTGGCTTTGCCGACTTCTTTAGCAAAACGAATCCACACCTGACATCCTTGAATGGGACTTCTGGATTCTTTTGGCACCAATAGTTTTTGTATAGTGCCAACTGTGCCTTGACCATATCATCAGATCTTTTCTCGCGAAACCAACCACGAACTGTTGTCTTCCAGTCGAGGATCCAATAGATCGTCTCGCCTCTCTTGCCCTTAGCCTTGATAACACCGTCAATGAAACCCTTGAAGGCATGAGGATGACCTTCAACTGCCTCATATAGTTGGTGCTCAGCATCAACGACTTGCCACTCAGGAAATTCCCTGTCTAGGAACTGAGGCACCTCAGCAAGTATCTGTGATACTTCGATCTTGGCTTTTTCTAGTGATGCAGGAGAGAAATCAGGATTACCTTCGTGTTTCTTCCAAGCTGCATCCATATGATCAAAAGCAACCTGCGGATCCATCTCACGAGTCAGCAGATATTTTTCGCATGATGCATGAACTGCGGTACCAAAGTCAAGTACGGGAGAAGGTTTCGATAGGTCAATCTTTTTGATGTGGATGAGGTGGTGTCTAAATGAACACTCCTTCCATAACTTTACCTCGGAGAAAGAAACGTGGGGTTTTCCCGTAGGTAGAGTTTGGAAGGAGTTATTTTCTTGCATTGCTATATGGTAACTTATGTCACCATATTAGTTCATCAACCCTTCGGTTTTTTAGAAACTGCACGACCTGCCATCTTCTCCCAATCCTTGTCAGATCGTACCTCAAGGTTCTTTTCCCATGCGGACTTTAGAACTGTCGGTTTCACGCCCAGCGTCTTTGCCACATCAATCATTGCATTCACATCCTTCGGGAAACAGTGACCCCCGAACCCAGGTTGGCCATCCGGTCCAGGTACACTCCAGTGGCTGGAGCCTAACCTAGAATCATACTTAGCATATTCAATTACCTTATCATAATCCACATTTAGTCCGGATTTATCTAGGGCTTCGCAGACCTGGAACATCTCATTTGCAAAGGCCACCTTTACAGTCAGGAAGTTGTTTGTGACATACTTCACCATCTCGGCAGTGGTCGAAGAAGTCTTTACAAGCGGCACCTTTGGGAATGCCGTCTGGAATACCTGCTTCACAGTGTTGATGTACGGACGAGGTCCGCCTAGGACGATCCTGTTTTGGTTTCGCATATCATCCAGAGCGTTGGCCTCTGTCAAAAACTCAGGATTGAAAACAACACGAAGACCTGTTTCTGCAAACTTTTTATTCCATCTCTCAGTTGAGCCAGGTGGAATGGTGGACTTTACTACTGCAATCCTCTCGCCCGGGATCTGCGAAAGCTCTGTTAGTACACCCTCAACAATGCTGAGGTCAGCACTTCCATCCTCATACATTGGTGTTGGAAGACACACGAAATAAACTTTGGAAAATCCTACGACAGATCCTTCGGCAAAATTAACAAGACTTTTTAGAGAGTCAGGTCGATAATCGTGTGCACCAGGTGAGACCTTACCTGCCTTATCGTATACCAGTACGTTGAAGCCTCTTTCTGAGAAGACAGTTGTGAGAGAACCCCCTACGAAACCTTGACCAATAACTGCAATTGATGAATTATTCATATGAAGTATGACTATATACTCAGTTTGATGATTGTTTTACAGTTCTGTCCAATCTTCTGTTGATGCTGATTCCGGTCTAATCGGGTTCTTTAACCAGTTACCTTTTTCATCAAGAAACTTCGCAAATCCAATGGGATTTGCCACTTCTTCTATCGAATTTACCTTTGACAAATCAAACTGATGCTCATTTATATACTCATAGTATTTCCAACCTGAAGCATCTTTTGCGGGCCAGTACTGACCGTACCTTTTATTTCCTCGGACTCGACCTTGCGTCCCGCGCGGGTCCGTGTAAATTGCAATAGCTTGAGGAACAGATGATAACGCCGTTGTATACTGCGGTATGCTACCTTCCTTCATCATTCTAAGAACCCTATAACGCATTTCATTCTCTGAATCTAGACTTCCTTCATGGTTCACATTTCTCTCACTCCAGGGAGCGATTTGTTCTATTACTTTTCTGCTAAAAATGGCGTCGGCAGCGGGGCTGATTGGATCTCTAGACACGTCTGCATAGAATATATTCTTGCAAAACGTAGGATGTCTGTCCTGAGAAAACTTGACAATTTGATGAGAATCATGCGTGATTCTTCTTTGAGCATCCAACATAACGCTTCCAACGATGTCAAGGTTCTTTTCATAAAAACTGATGATGTCATTCAGCCAATCAGGAAGCACGAACTGCATGTCACCTTGTAACAAACAAACATAATCACCAGAGGCTTCAGAAATAATTGAATTTAATCCAATTGCAAATTCATTTGCCGGATTTCTTTCTTTTTTTCTAATGACAGTTACGCCTCTAGATTCTATGTTCTTTAGGTACTCTTCCGTCCCTGATTCGACAGATGCATTATCTACTACAAAGAACTCTTTATTTTCGTAACCTGATGTGGTGTCCAACAAAGACTCTAAACAACTTCTAAGATAGAAAAGCCGGTTACAGTTGACTATTCCAAAGGATACTTTTTTCATTTAATTTTGGAAGATTCTACAATCTCTTTAATTGTTGTGTTCAAATCTTTTTCGTGTTTCCAAGCTGGAAAGTGTGATTTGAATTTGGACATGTTAGTGATGTAACAAATGTGATCACCCATTCGAGGTGTATCTGAAATAGAAAATTTCAAATCATAACCCATGTCTTTTAAGACATGAATAATCTCCAAGATAGAAGCACTATTGTCGCGACAACCTCCGATATTATAGACTTCACCCGCACGTGGCGATTTTATAAATTCGTAGAAGGCTGTGCACACATCGTAAGAGTGTATTTGATCTCTAACTTGTTTCCCTTTATACCCAAAAATTGTGTATGGTTTATTCTGTACTGCACATTTCACAATATACGATAAAAATCCGTGTAATTCGACACCGGCATGCTGAGGACCCGTTAGACATCCTCCTCTAAACACGCCAACTGGCATGTTGAAATACCTACCATATTCTTGTGCTAGTAGATCTCCTGCTGTTTTTGATGCTCCGAACAAAGAATGAGTAGTCTGATCTATCGACATCGTTTCATCGATACCTTCGTACAAATCTTTTTCAAAATAATCGTAACGTGTATCTTTTTCTACCAGCTTAAGCCTATTAGGCGTGTCGCCGTAAACCTTATTTGTGCTGACTTGGATGAATGGCGAATCTTTACAAAATTGCCTTGTTGATTCTAACAAATTCAAGGTACCTACTGCATTTGTATGAAAATCTTCGTAAGGTATTTTTGCAGCCAAATCGTGAGAAGGTTGAGCGGCGGCATGGACGATGAAATCAGGTTTCTTTTGTTTAAAGATTCTTTCAATTTCGGCTCTGTCTCTTATGTCGCAACTTTCATGAAAATAGTTTACATTATTTAACAAAGATTCCGCAACATGTTCGGTGTCGCCACTGGGACCGAAGAACCATTTTCTCATGTTGTTGTCAACGCCGACGACCTTACATCCAAGATCAAGGAAGTATCTAGCTACTTCTGACCCAATTAACCCAGCTGCTCCAGTTACAAGACAAGTTTTCATAATTTCTTTCTTATTAAAGAACAACCAACAAACTTTTTCCAATCTTCGAAATCGTAAGTTTCATATTTTTCATCTTTTTTCACAATGTCAAAATATGCTTGAGAGCATTCATGGAAAGGCTCCTTTGTGTCGTCCAACAACATTAACTTAGGATCTTTCAGCACATTTTCACAAATTTCAATGTCTTTGAAAAAAGAATCTTTCGTATGATCTCCGTCAATAAATGCGAAATCATACTCTTGAGCAACATCTTTTAACAATTGTGTGTTAACTGAAACAGAATTTTCTGGAAAAAAGCTAAGTTCTTCTTTTTTTACTTTATGGAATTTTTCTATGTGTGGAATGTGGTGGGCTACTATCAATTGTTTTACGTTTTTCAGTGGTGACAAATCAACATATTTTTTTATATCGCAAGTGACTAAAAGGCCAGATGGCATATGCTGATCAAAATATCTTTGAAACACCTTCGTAGTGTTTCCTGTGTTAGTACCTATCTCAATACAAACACGAGGCTTGAATTCTACCAAAGTGTTAAAAAGAGCTTTCAAGTAATGGCATGAATTTCTTTCTTTGCCTACCAGACGAGTTGAAGTTTCAAAGTCTTTTTCATAGTTTTTTTCGCTTACTTTCAACATATTTTGTCCTTTAACTCAAAATTTTTCAGACAAATGCCATCCATACTCGCCTGCAATTTGTCTAGCTTTGTTCCAGTCTCTCTTTTTTAGATGATAAATCCAACATTCTCCAATAACGAAAACCTTACCACCAGACTCCTTAAATCTCAAAATTTCCATCTCTTGTCCGCCCCATTTGCCACAATCTCCTGCATACTTGTGAATGTAAGATTTATCGAATTTATCAAATTCAGCAAATAGATCCCCGTCAGGATAAGTAAATTTTTTGTAGAAGTTTTTAGTGAAACCAAAAAAGAAACCGCTGACAAACCCTTCCCAACCGTTAGCTACTATTTCTTTAGATAAGTTTGGATTCGTATTTTCTGAATATTGGATCTTTACAAAAGATCCATTCACACCATTAGTCAATGGACCAAATACGGAAATATCTTTATGCTCATTCAAAATTATTTTTTCGATAAAATCATTAATAGATTCATTAAAAATTAAATCATCATTTGAGTTTAAGATAATATCGCAATTTAATTCAACAGCTTTTTTTATTCCTTCATTCCAGGCCCCAGTTAGGCCACGTTTCCATTGATCTTCTACATAGATGTAATGAACGTTGGAATTCGTTAACAGTTCATGAGAAGAATTGTCAAGACGAAAATCTGATTGGTTATCTACTATGATGATCTCAAAATTATATTTGCAATTTTTTATAAAGCTTTGAAATGCATTTACTAGTAAATCCCTACCATATGGTCTGATTTTTTGTGAAGAATGATTTGTTATGCAAAGTCCAATTTTCATAATTAAATTTTATATTTTAGTTTTAATCAAGTTTTATAATCAATGAAATAATGATATTCTCTGACGCCATCAAAATACATCTCAATTTTAGAGAATTTTAATCCTACTCTTTCATTAATTTTCTGTAAAATAGGTTGATAATGATGCCCAATAGGATCATTAGATATATCTTTGACTACGCGCGGATAAGAAATAATCATGTCAGCATGAGGTGACAATAGATTACACGAATTTTCTAAAAGTTGCATACCAGATTGTTCATCTGGCATATGTTCAACTACTTCAGTAATAATCAACAAATCATTGTTTTTTTCTAAGATCTTTGTTGGATCTTCTTTTGCTAGATTTATTGGTAAGATGTTGGATCCAAAAACCTTTAACAGCCTGCAGTAATCTGGGATTATATCGCACCCAATATACTTTTTTGGATCTATCATGTTATTATGCAAAAACCATAACATGGTCCACCCACCTGCGTTCGTTCCTAACTCGCAGATTTTTAGTTCAGGGTTTCTACATACAGATTTTTGTAATAATTCTAAAGTAAGTTTCATTCTTTCTTTAGAACTACCAAAGTTATTGTGATAAAAGCCAAACTGATTTCCTGATTTTTTCTTGGGACTTTTTATTATAGAAAAAACTTCTTCTCTTAAAATTTTTAAAGAATTATCGTTTAATGAATCTATTAGACTCGCAAATTCAACTTGATCTTTTCTAAAACTTTCTAGACTAGAAAGTTCGAATAGTTGCCTAGGGGTTAAATTGTAAAAAAAGGAAAATTCTTCTTTAGAATCGCAGATAGAAGAAATTACTTTTTTCAAATCATGAATTGTGTCAATAATGCTCATAAATTTTTATTCTGATCATAGATCCATTGATAAGTTTTTTCCATTCCATGCTTTAGGGTTTGAGTATAGTCCCATCCTATTTTTTCTTTAATCAATGTATTATCAGAGTTTCTACCTCTTACGCCGACAGGACATTTGAATCCATATTTTTCTTCAAACTCTTTACCTTCTATATTTTTTACATGTAAATCTTTTCCAGAAATACTAATGACCATTTTAGCAAAATCATTTAGAGATATCATCTCTTCTGATCCTACGTTTACAGGCCCAGAGAATTCTGAATCCATTAGGCGCCTGACTGCTTCAACACACTCTTCAACATATAAAAATGATCTTGTTTGTTTGCCATCGCCCCATACTTCTATGGAGTCGCCAGGATTAGCTTCTGTTACTTTTCTGCACATCGCAGCAGGAGCTTTTTCTTTGCCGCCACGCCAAGTTCCTTCTGGACCGAATATGTTATGAAATCTAGCTATCCTCACGGTCAAACCGTAATTTCTTGCAAAGGACAAATATAATCTTTCGCTAAATAACTTTTCCCATCCATATTCACTATCTGGTGCTGCGGGATATGCAGATTCTTCGGTGCACTTTGGATTTTCAGGATCTTCCTGATTATACGCAGGATATATGCATGCAGAAGAAGAATAAAAAACCTTCGGTTTGTTTTTGAATTTAATTGCTACATGTGCTACATTCAAATTAATAGTTGCTGAATTATGCATGACATCTGCATCATGTTGTCCAGTGAATATGTAACCTGCACCGCCCATGTCAGCAGCTAATTGGTAAATTTCGTCAAATCCGCTTTCAAATTCATTTTTGCAATTTTTATTGACAAGCAAAGAAGACTCCACATTTTCAAGTCTTCTAAGGTCAGCTATCACAAATTCATCCGTAACAGACTCAGAAAATTCAGGATATTTTAAGTCAACTCCTCTAACCCAATATCCCTCAGACTTTAGACGTTTAACTAAGTGAGAACCTATAAATCCACCAGCTCCACAAACAAGCGCTTTTTTCATGTTATCTAGTCCCTCTTTTGTTAACGTCTATTTTATATTCAGCTAACATGTCAGTTAATTTACGATCATGATGAGACAAGCTCCATTTCCCTTTGCCAACAGCAGTACAAATATGAGGCCAAATTTTTGATTCCCAATGAAATTTTCCTAACTGCCGAGATTCATCATGATGGAAGGTTCCTTTAATCTTTAGATCTCTAATACCTTTATCCCAATCAGAATTTTCAAACCATTTTTCTGACTTAACGTGATCATACAAATTAATAAAATCTTTCTTCTTCCATAGAGTTGCTTGCATCATAAAAGAGAAGCAATCTTTGTCCAATGTGTAAGCATCATAAATTTTGTTTGAAATTAACCTATCTGGAAATTCTTTTAGTTTGAATTTTGAATCATGAATGCCTCTGCGCAAATCAAATTTTGCGAATCTGACAAAAGAATAATCTGAACTTTCTAAGAAAGACTTACAACGTGATAGTTCTTCGTAATTAACGTGGTCATAAAGAAAAAAATCTTCTTGCAAATAAATGATATAATTTTGTTGAATTTGTTCTAAGGAAGACAACCACTGCTTATAATAAAAGTCGTTATTATCATATAAGATAACTTCATGATCTATTAAGGGATAAGCAGGACTCTTATCAGTCAGTACATAACTTTTTACGCCTGATGCAAATTTATCCAATTGTCCTAAATGAACTTGTAGTACATCATGACAATTTGAATTTGTATAAGTAACTGCGCAGATATCAGAGACTTCAGCTTTCATAATTTACTTCCTTAAAAAAGATGCTGCATTTATACAATCTTTTTTAGAATCAAAACCATAGCAGTGATGATTGATGTAATCTTCGCAGGTTTTTATAGACAACTTATTTTTTTGAGTTATGTAACAATAAGCAGTCTGTTCTGAGCAAGACCAAATAGAAACTTTTAATTCAGGTCGTTCAGGAAAATGAACTGTTTTGCTTATGTCAACTTCTGACATCTTATAACCTGCATCAATCATCTCATTTATTAATAAAGATTTTTCTCCTGAAGGCAAACCTAGTACCCCAATGTTATAAAGTTCGTAGTCTTCGGTCCCAAAAGCTTTTCTTGATGCTTCTCTCTCTCCCCAGTATTCTCTACCTTTAGAAACATTCCTTTCATGTTTCCAAAAAATGATTTCTTTATTTTCTATTAGATCCGTTAATGGTTTTTTACATTCAAGATCATTGTCCAATTTTAGTATTTGATTTTTTTCGTTCTCATAAAGTTTTAAATGCATCATTGCAGGATTAAAACAATATCTGTGATTTTTCCAACCTGCTATCGCCTGCTTGTCTTCAATAATAGAAAGCTTTGAAAAATTCACTGCATACTGCTTTAACTTTTCTTCCAACAGATGTTTATCATCTGTCATTATTTCATGATGGAATGTTACATCACGATTATGATGAGCGAAAGTAGCAAACGATGCAGCAGAATACTCAAAGATAAAATCTTTAGTTTTATATCCAGTTTTCCCCCAGGTCCTGCCACTATCGACCTGCTTATCAAAATCATATTCAAAAACTAAACTGATAGCTTTCATTTACGTATACCACTTGTTAAATGTCTAATGATGTAGTCAAACCTAGCTCTTCCAGAATGAAATTCTTTAACAAATTTTCGTCCATTCTCACCAATCTTTTTGCATTCTTCTTTTCTTGACAGATAATAGAATATCTTTTCTCTAAATTCATCCATGTCAGAGTATTCTACGTAATGCTGCCCGTCAACAGGTTTATCTGGAAATAGAGTTTCTGTTCTTTGAGCAAAGCAACAAGATTCATTTGCCATGTTTTCCCACATTCTCATGCAGCTATTTCCTGCTCCCCACGAAGAAATAGAAATATAAGATCTGTTAATATGTCTCAAATAATCTTGATATTCTAATCCTTTTTTTACGACGACATTATAACCTTTGTTTTTAAGATCTTTACAAAAATTTTCTATCTCGTATCGATACCCGTTAGCGACTTGTCCAAAAGAACAAAATACATCAATGTCTTTTTTTAAGTTGTAATTTCCAAAAAACTTATTTTGGCAGCCTATTGGTAAAGGTATGATTCCTTGATTTACATCTTCAGGATAGCATTCTCTTTTGAAATACCATTTACAAAAATTTTTCATTCTTTCGTTAATCCAAGGATTACCTTTACACCTTTTAGGGTCAAATTTTGCTTCATAAACTTGGCTATTAACATTGCCCCACGGAGCGGAGATTGTTTTATCTCCGTCAGGATATCCAGTCGCTGTCCACTCGCTTCCATCGATATAGACTGATATTTCTGGTCTAATTATCTTTTCTAAAAGATGATAACGTGGAGAGTTATTTCCTCTTATTTTTCCCCAAAATGCAAAAATAAAATCAGCGTTTTTTGCATGATCAATGACTTCTTTTTCTGAATATACTCTAATTACAGAGTTACCAGGATCAGTTGCTATTACTTCAACATTGCTTTCATTCATTCCTTCGATAACGACTGAGCAAACTGAATCTAGTTTTTTATCTGGTGTTATCGCAATTATTTTCATTTTATGAACGTCTCAAATTCTTTTTTCAATTCATCGACTTGAATGTCTATAACCGCTTCTTCTCTTGGACTCACCTCGATTCCTCGCGCTGAGTTTTTTACAGGAGTTGTTACCACCATCCCTTTATCTAGAACTCCTGTCACTAAATTAGCATTACAAAAAGCCTTACAAGCCCATGATTCAAAACCTTGTAGTACTTTGCTTATAGAACCTTGAGAATCTAGAATTTTTTCAAAATATTCTCTTCTCCAAATAGTCGGTCTAGAAGTATAATGCCAATTATTCACGTAAAAATTATGATTTTTTATGTTGAACGGTCCTTGCCAAGTCAAAGCTTTTGTTGTAACTGAATTATAATGTCTAACAGAATCTGGGTTTATCGACTTAGGCGTAAAATTTGTATCAAAATGTTTTTGATTGTTGAAATCGTATGCTGGGATTCTTACACAAGAAACTTCTTTATTAGAATCTAAAAAAGCTATAGAATCTTGCAGAGCATCATCATACACTATAAAATCATCGTACAAAAAGCAGATATAATCTAAACAATTTAGTTTAGCATACCACATCGTAGTGTAAAACAAAGAAACGTCGTAAAAGTTTTTTTCATAATGAAATTTAAAATCAAAAGACTTGTTGTTACTTAATGCCTCTCTAACTTCAAAAATTGAAGAATTATCAATAGAAATAATATCTGAAATTTGCTTATCCAAAAGTGACAAAGATTCTAGACTTTTATAAAAATCTAACAATCTTAAACTTTTGTTTTTTTCTGTGACGTAACTCAGATAACCTATTGCAGCTCTTTTCATTTTTTAACCTAACAGCATTTTTTCAATTATAGAATAGTAGTCTTTAATACATCTATCAATAGAAAAAAAATCATAATCTATTTTTGATCTTATAGAAGAATAATCATTCAACAAATCATTCAATTTCGTAATCATCTCTTCGACGTTTGAAAACATCACTCCGTGTTTCTGGCAACCTTCTACTATGCCGCCTCCATCAGAATGGTAAAGTACTGGTAATCCTGAAGCGGCGCCTTCTATGTGATGCATTCCGCAAGGTTCCCATCTTGACGCTGTTATATATACGTCATGTTTTCTTAACTCATCGCCTAATTCTTTACCATGTAAGGGTTCTACTATTTTTGTAGCTACAGGTGAATATTGTTTAGCATAGCGACCAATGTATGTAAACTGATATTTTTCTGAATTCTTCTTACAAATCTCATCAAGATATTTGTAGGCATCGAATCCTTTCATCCAATTGTCACTCCAGTGATGAGTGACAATCTTTACTGGGCAATCCAAGTTCAATTTTTGGAAATTATTTCTTGGATAAAAATATGATGAATTGCAACCATTATAGATTACAGTGGAGCTCTTATTGAATCCTCTGCTTACAAAGTATTCTTTCAACCATTCACTAATAAAAACAGTTTCATCAGCAATTGAATTAGAAATCATAAGGAGTTTATCTACCTCATTAGTTCCTTTTCTTGCGTCACATTCATTAATTCTATGCAACACTTTGGTTTTTGGAAATGCTCTTTTATAAGCAGCTATTTCGTTAACAGAAATTCCCAGTTCATCGTACCTAGGATCATGCATAATGATCAGATCAATGTCCTTGTGCGATAGGTCATAGACTATATGATGATTTTTACTCAGCAAAAAATCATGAATTGATTTTAGAAAATTGTTACCACCACCGTAAGGTCCAGTAACGATCTTTCTATTGATTAGAATCTTTTTCATGAATTATCTTTCTTTTTTCTTTCTAAAATCAATCCATATTCCGGAAAGAAAAGATAATCAATCTTTGTACCCAAGAAGCAATTGATAGAATGAGAAACGTTTTCGCAGATAGGTTCTCTATCGTTGAAACTAGTGTTTAAAATCAGAGGCACTCCTGATTTTTCTTTCCATTTTGTTAAAAAGTCAAAGTACCACTCGTTATCTTCTTTTCTTACTGTTTGTAGACGAGCTGTGCCATCTTCATGAACCACTGCAGGAACCAAACTCTTCTTATCTTCTTTAAATTTCAAAACAAACTGCATGTATGGACTTTCTTGATACTCTACAAACCATTCAGAAACGTCTGATTCCAAGATAGAAGGAGCAAATGGCCTGAACCATTTTCTGTGCTTTACTTTTTCATTTATAATATCTTTCATTTGCGGATTTCTAGGATCCGCTAAAATGCTTCTATTACCTAAGGCTCTTCTGCCTGATTCACTCTTTCCGTTAAAGACAGAAACAATCTTTGCATCAGCTAACAAATCAGCCAATCTAGCAGAATCACACTCAGAAACTTCTACATCATACTTAGCGACTGTTTCATGAAAGTGCCCTTTGTCCCAAACTTCACCTAAGTAAGGAGTGAAGTTTTTTTGCCAAGCTATTCTAGGATTTCCTAAAACTTCGTGCCAAACAATCTGTGCTGCTCCAATAGCCAAGCCGCCGTCATATGGAACAGGCGGAATATAAACGTTTTCTATTCTTCCTGGGAACCAAGATTTTATTTTACCCATTGCAACTGAATTTAGAGAGACTCCGCCTGAAATGCAAAGATTTTTAGTAGCAGGACTGGCTGTTAATGCAAACTCTATTAATTGCTTTATTAAAACTTCAGTTGCAGCCTGAAGCCCGGCAGCTAAATCAAATTTGTCTTGCTCAGATTTTCTAGCAATAGCAGCCCAAGGTTCAAGATAAGGATGCACAGGATCTTTATCAGAAGTAGCTCCAGGAGGTTGATTGTGAGGTTTTACGCTGGAAGGCAGGATATCTACTGTCAACATTCTATAAAAATCTTCTGCATACTTTGAGGCATCTCCAAAGGCTGCCATTGCCATGATGGTTCCTTCTTCACCTCCTAGAGGCCATCCATTTTGTAACTTAAAAACGTATCTAGTTATTCTGGTCCAAACTCCTCCAATATTGAGTTCGTAGGGTTTAAACGTTTTTAGATTTTTTAAATTACAATCATTTCCATACCAAATGGTGCAAGCAGTTTCTGTACCAGAGTCGTCTTCAGAACCGCCACCATCTATCGTTATTACCAAAGATTCTTTTAAGTTGCTAGAATAAAATGCATTTGCAGCATGAGCTCTATGATGAGAGAAAAAGTGTATATTTCCCCCATTTTTCGTTACAATTTCTTCTGCTTTTTTGTAAGACTCAGCATATTGCTTTGTTTTTTTGGTGGGATGAACAGATGCTATGTGCACCAATTCTTGAGATTCAGCGGGAGATCTTTCGAACATAAATTCTACAGCATCTCCAGGAGGAGATTTTTCTCTATTGTATCTTTCTAACTCTGCATGGATGATTGGATGTCCATCATCTAAAACGCAAAAAGAACAATCATGCCCAGGCCAAACTCCAGCTATCTTCATAAGGATCCCTTAATTTTCTGTAAAGTATTATGTAAAGTTTTGTATGTACAATTGTATACGAATTGAATTCCTGCGTTTGTCGCAGCTTCAATACCTTCGTTCGTGTCTTCAAAAACAGCAACTTTATCTGAAGATACTGACAATTTATTTAAAGCAAACTCATAAACTTTAGATGAAGGTTTTGTTTTTAATCCAACATCTTCGCTAGTTGCCACCAGTTTGAATAAATCGAAAGCTTGATTATGCTGCAAAAAAGAAAGTATTGTGTTTCTATTGGCATCAGAAGCAATTGCCAACGTTACGTTCTTTAGAGATAAAAGAAAATTAAAAACTTCTTCATCCATTTTAGAAGTCTTGATTCTGTCAATCGTTAACTCTTGCTTCAATGAGTTTATGTTTATTATGTCTTTTTTGTCTAATAGACCTTGTTCAGACAACAACATAAGTTTATTAAAGGTTTTTTTATTTTTTGAAAGTTGGTAAATTAATTCTTTTTTAGAACACCAGGAATATCCATGAAGTTTCAAAGATTCAATAAAACATGACTTATGCAAGTCTTCGGAATTGCAAAGCGTTCCATCAAAGTCAAATATCAAAGCCTCAAATCTCGGCGACATCTTTATTATCCAAAATAAAATTACCAAAATGAGTAACAGATAGACTGGCACATCTGTTGGCAAACATGATAGAATTTTCTAAAGAATTGTTAGATACGTAACTATAAACTAAAGCTGCTAGGAAGGTATCCCCGGCTCCACAAACGTCATACAATTTAGATTTTTTAGTAGGATAAACTTTGTCATTCCAAAAAGCTCCTTCTTCCCCTAAGGTTACTATTAATTCGTAATCTGAGTCAGGAAGCTTTTTTATATTTTCTTTTTCAAATTTGTTGACTTTTATTATGCAACCTGAATAACAAGATATGTCTTGCTTCTTTGTGTCTACAAAGACAGGAGTCTTTCCGTCAACAAACTCTATTAGCTTTCTGCACAAGTCATCTTTAATAAATCCCTTATTATAATCAGATATAACAATTGCATCATATTCTTGATTTTTTAAAAGTGACTCTGCGTCATCCCAAACTAAGGAATCTACCGGACAGTCTTCTTCGTCTACCCTCAGTAGATGAACCAACCTTTTTTCTTCAACAAACCTGTATTTTTTTATTTTTTTCTTATGCGTAAGAACATCAACGTTTAAGCCTAAACCCTCTAGATTCTTGGCTACATTCATACACATGCCAGGTTTTATTTCTGTCTTATTAAGTTTTAAAATCGGAACAGGTGCCTCAGGACTCAATCTATCACAAGTTCCATATTGATATATGTCTTCGCAGCTATCGCCTATCACCAGAATTTTGTGATATTTTTCGTATGGTTGACGTTGTAGAGAATCCATCTAAGTAAGAAAATATTATAACTTCATTTGCAAATTGTTTTCCAGCAATTTGTTCAATCGAATAATCTCCGCCTTTAACTAATACGTCAGGTCTTATAATCGATAATAAATTTTCAGGAGTTTCTTCTTCAAAAATAATGACTTCATCAACAAATCTAATAGACTCTAGCAATACTTTTCTAGAATATTGATCGTTGATTGGTCTGGAACTTCCTTTTAATTTTTTGATGCTATCGTCGCTGTTAAGCCCGATTATAACAGTTCCATCGCACGACAACTTTCTACATTCTTCTAATAGCTTTATATGACCAACGTGAAGAATGTCGAAACACCCATTTGTGAAAACTACTTTTTTCATCACTCTGAATTTTTCATAAAGTCTATATAATCAAAAGCAGCATTTTTAAAAGACGTAAATTCTTTTTTGTACCCGACAGATCTTAAAGATGTTAAATCAGCGCAGGTGTATGATTGATACTTGCCTTTCAAAATATCTGGAAATGGTATTTCTTCTATTGGGACATTCAACTGGTTTGACACCATATCTGCTGCGTCTTGAAAAGTTGCAGTTTGTCCTGTTCCGCAGTTAAAAATTCCAGATATGTTTTTATTTTCGTAAAAAAACATATTGACGTCCACTACGTCGTCTACACAAATAAAATCTCTTTTAAAATTTTGGCTTCCTTCAAAAACCCTTACCTTTTCTATACTCTTTGCTTGTCTATAAAATTGGTTTATTGGAGAAGCCATCTTCAATTTGTGGTCTTCGTTTTTTCCGAATACGTTGAAGTAACGTAACCCCACAACTTGGTTATTTACTTTTGAACTTCTAACGTAATTATCGAATCTTAGTTTAGATTCAGCATAAACATTTAATGGGTTTTCGCAAAAAGAATTTTCAGAAAACCCATTATCACCTATTCCATATACCGCTGCTGATGAAGCATAAATCATGCTACAATTATTAAAAGCGCAGTGATTGAAAATCATTACGCTTAAATCGTAGTTCACTCTCATCATCTCTATTTCATTATTAAAAGTAGTGTCGGTAATTGCGCCTTGATGAAATACAACTTTTATTTCTTTAAGTTTTTCAAGAGTGGAAGCATCAAAAGATTCTTTGCTTATAAGATCTTTGTATTTAACATTTTTAATGTTTTTTTCATTTTTGTCGTTGATAGAATCAACCAAATAAATATCGTAGTGACCTACATCATTAAGTCTTTTTACAATGTTAGACCCGACAAATCCTGCTGCACCTGTTACTAAAATACTCATTTGATTATACCTTTGACGGCTTCTACAATTTCAAAGTAATCATGATCTTCAACATTCTTAGCGCACGAAGGACAACGAACTTTCATGCCACAAGGACCGTGATCATTGCCTATCCACAAGTTTTTGTTTTCAGGATAACCTGTCATTCTAGGATGAATAAATCCGGTGAATAGAATCACGCTTTTTACGCCTACAGCATTGGCGGCGTGCATCAATCCACCTTCTGAAGATATAAACAAACTGGAATTTTTTATAATTGCGGCGGCTTCTCTAAAGCTAGTTTTTCCCGTTAAATCAATCACATTTTTTAATCGATTACCCCTGTTTTCTCTTCCTACTTGAACTAAAGTAAAACCTAGCTTAACCAATTCGTCTGTTACTAATTGCCATTTTTTAAATGAATAAAGCTTGTTAACGGTGTATTCATCATTAGATTGAGGTTCAATTACAATAAAGTTGTTTGTAGACAAAGAATGAATAGACAACACATCTAAAGCAAATTTCTTTTCCTCATCAGAAAAATAAATTTCACATTTTAACTTTGGATTTTTTATTCCATAAAATTCGCAAATTTGTTCGATGATGTGTTTATCATACCTATGAACAGCTTTTTCGTGAGTGTCTTGTTTA